CGAGCTGATCGAACTCACGTCGCACGTTGGCGAGCAGCTGGCGTTTCCGTCCACGGTTCCGACGGCTCCCGTTGTGGGCCCGACGCACGCGACGCAGCACTACTCCGAACAAATCTCACGCCTCGCGGAGCAAGCATGAACTGCAAACCCGGAGACCTTTGCTATGTCGTTGGCGTTGCGCACCTGCAGCCGCCGCTCAACCTCGCGCTGGGTCGCGTGGTCCGCGTGACGCATCTCTCAAAGCCTGGCGTGTGGTGCTTGGAGCGTCCGATTCCGCTCGTATGGGCTTTTCTGCAAATCGAGTTGTGCGGCATCGAAGACCACTACCTGCGCCCTATCGCTGGCCCATCGGTCGGATTTCCGATCGAAGTTGAAACGATCAACCCGCTTGAGCTCGCGCTCGGCATCACGTCACGGAGCTACCCATGAAGGCAATCAAGATCGATAAGGGCATTCCAATCCCGAAGCAGGGCCGTGGCCGCCCGTCGGTGTTCCCGTTCGAAGACATGGAGATCGGTGATTCGATCTTCGTGCCCGTGAAGGAAGCGAAGGACAAGAGCCGCGCTATCGGCCGCGCTGCGATGTATGCGCGCACCCACGGCGTAAGGTTCAAGACGCGCACGGTCGAGGGTGGCATTCGCATCTGGCTGATCGCCTCGTCGGCAAAGAAGCCGGCCGCGTTGGAGGCAGCATGAGCGCACGCGCCACGCCTCCCGCCTACTTCGACGAGCACGCGCTCGAAGCCGCGCGCCGCATTGCCAGCGTCGACCGCGCCCGCCTTAAAGGCGGCGACGATCAGTTCAAAGCCTTCGTCCAGGTCACCATCGTCGACGCCATGCTATTTGCCTCGGCCTATGCCCGTGAGCCGCACGTGACCGTGAAGGGCAACAGCATCATGATGTCGCCGGCCATGCCGATGGCGGACCACGAGATGGACGTGTTGCGTGCGATCGCGTCGCGGCTGAAAGGCAATGGCCTAAATGCGGATGACGACGGCCAGTCTCGCCCATTGTCAGCTCACGCCCATGCGCATCGAGGATCCGACGCGACGAGAAATGGACGAGTCTGGACGGAACCGGTCGAGGAGAAAGCGCGATGAGAGAGATCGCAGCTATTTTCGCGGGCTTGGAGTTCATCGGTTCATCGGTGCTGGCTGGCTGCGGACTGGTACAAAACGCCATCCTCGCGATGCTCGGCGCCATCTTCTGGATGCTGATCTTTCTCGGCGAGGATCGGAAATGCTAGTCGTCACGCTCCCCTACCCGATCTCAGCAAACCGCTACTGGCGCAGCCGGGTCATCGCCGTCAAAGGCAAGCCGCCCATCGTGTCGACCTACGTGAGCCCTGAAGCCAAAGCCTACAAAACCGAGGTGGGCTGGCTGCTGCGCGCCGCCGGCGTGCGCTCACCGTGCCCGGGCCGCGCCGCGCTCGAGTACGTGCTCTATCCGCACCGACCGCAGGACTGGGAAAAGCGGATGCGGCTGCATGGCGCCACGTGGGATGACGATGTGCGCTCGATCGATATCGACAACGCCAACAAGGTCCTGATCGACGCTCTCAAGGGCATCGCCATCCACGACGACAGCCGCAAGTGGGTGCGTCGCCTCGCCGGCGAGCACGGCGAACCTGATGCGCTCGGCGCACGCCTGGTGCTGACGATCAAGCCGATCCGCGCCGCTGTCGCGCCCGTCGTGCAGTCGTCGCTCGACCTTCCCGAACCCGCGCCGCTGCGCGCCTTTGATCCGCTCGACGTCTGAGGCCGCCATGGAAATCACCGTCAAAGTCCGCACGACCCTCGCCTGGTGGCTCATGCCTTACCTCAAAGCCGTGTCGATCGCCTCGCGCATTCCCGGCGTGCGCATCGATCCCGACAAGGTCGCCTACCGCGCCATGAAGGGCGTGCGCGTCAAGGTCGAGAAATAACCCCTCGCCATCACCATAGAAAGGAGCTTCAAACCATGGAAAACCAGCATAAGCACATCAAGGGCTATCGCGACCTGTCGCAAGCAGAGATCGATCTCATGAACCGCATCAAGGCACACGCCGAAGAAACGCGCCTGCTTGTCGAGGCGGTACGCGACGTTGTAGACCCACCGATGCCCGTGCTCGAAGACGCGTCCGATGCGCAGCCCGGCGACGTGGTGCGAGGAGTTCCTGAGTACGGTGGTCACGCGTCGGGCGGATGGCGTTGGATCTGCTTGGCTGACGATCACCTGCAGCAGGGCTACATGGCATTAACTCGCGCTGTTGCGCAGCCCACCACGTACTGATCGGAGAAAAGCCCTACGCCGATGGGCACTCGGCCGCTGGCTCCTGCGATACGGGCACTTCCGCTTTTCCACCTGCTACACGAGGTCGCAACATGGAATCATCGTCACTCGCATCTGCTTGGGCTGTCGTCGAGCGCTCCACCCTGCTGCTCGACGCGCCGCCAGTGGCCAAGATCGACGCGCAGGTTTGCTTTTACATGGGCGTTCATGCCGCTTTGTCCGCGCAGCTGGCCGCCGTCAAGATGCCCGATGCGATGACTGCCGACGCCCTCGCCTGCCTTCAGCTCGAAGTCGAAGAGTTTTTCGACCTCTTCGGATTATCGACAGCGACGCCGAACTGAAAGCTTCAGGACCGGAGATAATCCGGATTATCATTAATCGACCTATACCCGAATATCGGGATTGAGAACGGAAAATGCCAGCAAGCGGTAATCCAGCCACGCAGTTTTCAAAAGACCGGCAACCTGCAAAGCGTCGGGGGAAAGACACGCGGACTAAAATCCTCGATGCGATTAAAAAAGAAACGAAACTCACCGAGGATTTGTTTTATCGGGAAGTTTCAAAGCGCGCGATTACGAATAACGACGTCGTGATGATGAAAGAACTGCTGATGCGCGTTGCGCCAGTGTCCAAGCCTGTTGCACCTGACGTGCGCTTTGACTTCCCTGAAAGCGGCAGTCCCGTGGAGCAGGTCGACGCGATCATGAAGGCCGTGTCAGAAGGCAAAGTGCCCGCCGACGTCGGGCAAATGCTGGTGAACATGATTCGCGCGAAGCTCGACGTACTGGAAATCAGCGAACTGGCTGACCGCCTGGCCACGATCGAGAAGCAACTCGCGGAAGGAAAATGAGCCGCCGCAGGATCTCGCACGCTGCGATCGCCCGGGTCGAAAGCTATTTCAAGGGCATCGCGACGAAGGCAAAGCCGGCCGTGTTCGGCATTTGCGACATGCAGCGCGAGGTCATTCGGTGCGTGGACGTCGACGGCAATCCGACCGACGCCGAACCCACGGTGTTCATTCCCGCCAAGCTGGAACGGCTGATCCCCCACAAACGGCTGAAAATCATCTACGGCGGCCGTGGCTCTGCGAAGACCCGAACCGTCGTGTCGATAATGACCGCTCAAGCCTCCGCCCGCCGGGAGCGCGTTCTCTGCCTTCGCGAGATCCAGGCGTCGATCGAGGAGTCCAGCTATCAGGAGCTTGCCGAGGAGATCGAGCGGCGCGACCTTGGCGACTCGTTCGTGACCGGGAAAAAGAATATTCGGGTGCCGGCCACCCGCAGCAGTTTCTCGTTCCGCGGGCTCTACCGTAACCAGCGCGGCATCAAGGGCTTCACGAAAGCGACGAAGGCGTGGGTTGACGAAGCCGATGGCGTCTCACGCGACTCGTGGGAAATCCTGATGCCGACTATCCGCGAAGCCGGTTCAGAGATCTGGGTCACCTTCAACCCGAACAAGGAAACGGATCCGACGTGGGTCGATTTGATCGGCCCTTACGAGGATCTGCTCGATGCCGACGGCTGCTACGAGGACGATGACACCCTGATCATCCGGGCGAACTACACGGACAACCCTTGGTTCACCGAGGAGCTGGAACTCGAGCGCGCGAAGATGGAGCGCACGAACAAGGACCGCTACAACTGGATCTGGCTCGGCAAGTTCAACAAGCGCAGCGAGGAAGTCATCTTCGCCGGGAAGTGGCGCGAGGAGGCATTCGAGACGCCGGCGGGCGTGCGCTTCTTCTTCGGCGCGGACTGGGGCTTCGCGCAGGATCCGACCACGCTCAACCGGTCATTCGTGCGCGGCAACACCCTCTTCATCGACTACGAAGCCCACGGCGTGCGCACCGAATCGACCGATATCTGGAAGCTGTTTTCCGGCAAGGAAGGCGCGAAGCGCGAGCAGATGAAGGAATGGGAGCCGGCCGACACCCTGAAGTACCCGGGCATCCCCAGCGCACGGAAGTGGAAGATCAAGGCCGACGGCGCCCGGCCAGAGACGATCAGCCAGGTTGCGCGACAGGGTTTCAACATCGACGCGGCGAAGAAATGGGGCGGGTCCGTCGAGGACGGCATTGCGGTCCTGCTCGGCTTCGATGAAATCGTTGTTCACCCGCGCTGCGTTCACACAATTGCCGAGTTATCGCTTTATTCCTACAAGGTCGACAAACAAACCGGCGATATTCTTCCGATAATCGTCGACAAGCATAATCACCATATCGACGGCATTCGCTATTCGCTCGACGGCTATATACGCGGTCGAGGACAGGGTATTATCATTTCCGCCGAAGCATTACAGACAATGCAGGCCGCTTAAAATCGGCATTCTCGGGTTTTAATACCCTCACCGGAGTGAATCAAAATGTTTAATTCGCGTCGTTCGATTATCTCGGCGTTGCTCTTCGCCACCGCCCTGCCCTTGCATATGTCCGATGCTGAGGCGGCCGCCGCGCCCGCCGATCAAAAGCTTTTCTACAACGAATCCACGAAGATCATTTTCGCCGACGCATCGAGTCGCGCACCGGAAGATGGCGTGCGTGAAATCGCTGCTGCTGACGTGGCCGCGCTGGTTGCCGACGGTGCTGGCATCGACCCGAGCGCCCAGCCATTGATCGACGCCGAAGCGGGAAACGCTGCCCCGGTTGCATCGGACCCGGCTGCGTCTGCGACTTCCTCGGCTACGGACGCTGATGTCGGCGGCGTGGCCGTTGACCCAAACGCCGGTGTCTCGTCTGTGGCAAGCAACCCCGAAAGCGACACGACATCGTCTGCGACGTCTGCCTCGCTCTCCGACACTGCCGCAGCGGACCCAAGCACCGATATCGTTCCTCCGGTGCCTGGCGCCACGTTTGAACCGGCACCGCAGGTGACCGATGCACCGACCACGGGCGAACTGACCGCCGCGGCTTCGTTGCCGACGCCTGCCGCACCTGGTGTGCCGACGCTCGCTGAAGTGCCGGCCGCTGATCCGAGTGCTGCGCCGGTCGACGACAACACCGGCAAGGTGGTGATCGATGCCGACGCGCACACCGAAGCAAAAGACCGCTTCGCCGGGATCCTCGCCGCGCTGCACTCGTTCGAGGAAGACACGGTCGAGAAGCTGAAGGAAGAAATGCAGGCGATCGGTGTGTTGCTGCATCTGCACTCGAAGGCATCTGCTCAAGCCTCGTCGACCGGCGACTATCAAGCCGGCGACGCTTCGTAACCCACCTGACGGCGCGCCATGCTGACACGTATCCGCTCTCTTCTCAGCGGCGCGCCGCTTCTCCCGGTCGCCCCTTCTCAGGTCACGCTCGAGCAAACGCCGCGCGTTGAACCGCACTGGCCGTCACTTGAAGGGCCGACACGCAAAGGCCTGAAGATCAACCCGGTTGTGCTCGAGCAGTTCGCGAATCCGATCGGTGCTGTCGACTGGGCCGCGAAGTTCAAAGCGCCTCAAGTCGCGCCCGGTACGATTCCAACGGGTCACAAAAAGCAAGAGTTAGCGATGGACTCCATGTGCGACAACATGGCGAACATCATCGGCATGCATAGCGGATTCAACAATCTCGCTGGCATCGACTTCCTTGGTTACGCCGCCCTCTCCCTCGTTGCTCAACACCCGCTGATCCGCGCAATTGTCCAGACGCTTGCCGACGAGATGACGCGCAAGTGGATCGAATTCAGCGGCAAGGGATCCGAGGAAAGCGACACGAAACGCGTCCAAGACCTCGACGCCGCGACCAAGAAGTTCAAGACCAAAGAATATTTCAATGCGGCCGCCTGCACGACTGGTTACATGGGCGGCGCGATGCTGTTCATGGACATGGGCGATGACACGAACACGCCGGAAGGTAAGGCCGAGGTCGCGACGCCTCTGACGCTTGACTCCGCCAAGATCCGGAAGGGATCATTCAAAGGGTTTCGTCTGATCGAGCCGATCAACTGCTATCCGGCGCCGTACAACGCGGACAATCCTTTGAGCCCGGGCTACTACAAGCCGAATGCCTGGATGATTCAAGGGCGCACCGTTCATGCTTCGCGGCTGCTGCGCTTTGTGCAGAACGAGCCGCCGATCCTGCTCAAGCCCGCATACAACTTCTTCGGCATCCCAATGGCGCAGATGGCCCTCGACTACGTCGACCGCTTCGACACTGTGCGCATCGCCGTCGCCAAGCTGGTCAAACGCTTCTCCACGTCGATCCTGAAAACGGACATGAGCCAGATGCTCGCCGGCGGCGGGTATGAGGATGCTCAGTCGCTCAAAGGGCGCGCAGCCATCTGGAGTGCGCAAGCTACGAACGACGGGCTGCTCACCCTCGACATGGAAGGCGAGGAGTTCGTCCAGGTCAACACGCCGCTTTCTGGCCTCGCCGATATCGTCTCGCAGCAGTTGGAGCTCCTCGCCGCGATCGCGCGACAACCGGCGGTGAAGCTGCTCGGCATCTCGCCCAAAGGTTTCAACAGCACGGGCGAATACGACGAGTCGAATTGGTACGATCACGTGTCAAGCCAGCAGACGAGCATGTTCGGCGACAACCTCGACACAGCGGTCAAGGTCATCCAGCTCTCCGAATTCAACAAGATCGACGAGGATCTGACGCACAGCTTCGTGCCGCTTCACGAACTCAGCGAAACCGAAAAGGCCGCGAACCGCAAATCGAACGCCGATACGGACGCCGTCTACCTTGATCGCGGCGGCGTCTCTATCGAGGAAGTTCGCGCACGCCTCGCTGCAGATCCGGACAGTGGATACGAGTCGCTTGACGTTGACGATCTGCCAACACCTCCGGATCCGACCACTGACCCGGACACGGATTCTTCCGGCGACGTCTGATGGGCCGCGCCGCCAAAACGCGCGGCGAGGCGCGCCCTACTCTGCCGAGCGCTGCCCTGCGCATCGCCTACCAGCGCAAGCTCGACGACCTCATCTACCAGATGCACCGCTCGACGCTCTACTGGCTGCGCGCCACCTATGCGGCACGCGAAGGTGAGATTGTTCGGGACTCGAGCCCAGCGCGAGATCTCGCCGACCAGCTGGCCAAGCGCGCCGCCCAGTGGAAGAAGATGTTCGCCGAGCACGCGCCGGATCTCGCGCGTTGGTTCATCGCCAAGGTCGACCGGCACGCGAGCAACGCCACGAAGCAGGCCGCCGTCTCCCTGACCGGCTTCGGCGTGTCGATGAAAGACACGCTGATCACGAATAACGTCCTGCAAGCCTCAGTCGTCGAGAACGTCGGGCTGATCAAGTCGATCCAGTCGGAGTACTTCAGCGAGGTCGAGGGCATGGTCATGCGCAGCGTCACCGCAGGCCGCGACCTGCAGACCCTGACAAACAACCTCGAAGCCCGTTACGGAATCACGCGAAAACGCGCCAAATTAATCGCCAATGACCAAAACAATAAGGCCACCGCGCAAATGGCGCGCGTCCGGCAACAGGCATTGGGAGTAACAAAAGCGCGCTGGCTTCACACGGGAGGCGGTAAAAACCCGCGTCCGTCGCATGTTGCTGCAAATGGAAAGATATTCGACCTTGCAAAAGGCCTTAAAATCGACGGCGAATATGTATTCCCCGGCGAGGACATTAATTGCGGCTGCGTCGGGGCACCTATTATCCCGGGCGTGGACGATGAAACCGAATAAATCCGAAGTAGTTCTGGCTTTTGATAAGCGCAGCGTGCGCCGTGTCGACACCGATGGCCGGTTGTTTCTCGAATCAAGCCACATTTCAAAAGCCGGAGTAAATCCGTATTACGGCCGGGAGATTCCGAAATGGGACGAACTTGCCCTCGATCCGGACAAGGTCTACCAGGTGTTCCGCCCGCCCGAGGAGCTTGAGGCGTCGGCCCACACGTTCAACAACATTCCGATCCTCGCCGTCCACACTCACGTCACCGCCGAGAACCCGAAGAAAGAGGTGATTATCGGTAGCACCGGTAATTCAGCCACTTTCAGCGGCGAATATCTCGATAACGGGCTGGGTTTTTGGGACGCGGATTATATCGATAAAATCGACACGGACGAGCAAAGGCAGTTATCCGCCTCATATCGCTATATTCCCGTGTTGATTAAAGGTGCCTATAATGGCACGCCATACGATATTAAAATGACGCAGATTGAAGGTAATCACGTCGCTTTAGTCGTTGAGGGTCGCGCCGGTCCTGATGTATTGGTCGCTGATTCCAAACTCCACCATCCTGTAAAAGGAAAATCCGTGAAATTGAATCCCAAGCAGAAGACGGCGTTGAAAGCGCACGTCGCAAAGCTGGTGGCGATGGATGAAGCATCGCTCGATACCGAAAAGGTCGAAGAGGCGCTGGAAACAGCACTCGAGGAAGTCCAGTCACTGGGCGAGTCGACCGACACCACGACCGACGCCGAAGCGGGTTCCGCTGAAGTCGTCGCCCTCCTGAAGCAGCTGCTCGAAAAGATGGAAGGCACGTCGACGGCCGCCGCTGACGAAACCGCCAAGACCGCCGAAGAAGCGAAAAAGGCCGAAGCCGCGAAAAACGCCTCGGCCATGGACGAGAAGATCAAGTCCGCGACCGACGGTGTGAAGGCTTCGATCGAAGGCCGTTTCAAGGCCGCCGAGAAAGTCGCCCCGCTCGTTGGCAAGCTCGACGCGATGGCCTTTGACTCGGCTGAAGCAATCTTCGCGCATGCGCTGAAGACCTCGGGCATGAAGCCCGAAGATCATGCGGCGCCCGCCTACGCTGGCATCGTCGAGGTGCTGATTCAGCAGAAGTCGGCGACGCCCTCCTACGTTGCGAACGACGAAAAGAGCGCGGGCGAATTGCTCACGACCTTTGGCGCGCTCGCCAATATCCGCCAAGCCTAAGGATCCGTCATGCCTTTCCAAACCGCTATTCAGCAACAACCGGAAATCGGCGTGCCGGGTGACCGCGCATCGATGAATCCGATTTCCGTGATCTCGCGCCTGGCTGGCACGGGCGGTATCGCGGTCGCACGCTTCGTATGGCAACTCGCCGACGGCGACGGCACGGTCCTCAATTCGGGAACCGGTCTGCCGCTCGGCTTCGCCATTCGCGACCAGGTCGGAATCCTGCCGACGTATTTGCAGGAAGCAGGCATGGTCGTTCCCGCTGGCTGGGCTGTCGAAGTCGCGCAGCGCGGCGAGTGGTTCGCTACTTCCGCCAACGTCGCCACCATCGGCCAGAAGGTTTTCGCCACGCTCGCCGATGGCACGCTGCAGTTCGGCGCGAAAGGCGCGACTGTCACGGGCGCGATTGAAACACCGTTCGCCGTGGAACGTGGAGGCGCTGCCAACAGCGTCATCAAGATTTCGACCTGGAGCAACTACGCATGAAACTCGATCAATTGGGGGAATTCGGGATTCATCTCCCGCGAGGTGCGGAGCTGCTCGACGCGCCGTCCAAGACCAAACTCGTCGCCGCAATGGACGCAGCCGGTCCGATGGTCACCGTTCCGAACAACGGCATCCCCGCGATGCTCACGAACTACTTCGACCCGCGCATCATCGAGATCCTCGTCTCGCCGATGAACGCCGAGCTGCTCTACCCCACCGTGCAAAAAGGCGACTGGGCGGTGAACACCACGACGTTCATGATGGTCGAGTCGGTCGGTGAAACGGCGACCTACGGCGACTATTCAGAAAACGGCATGTCCGGGCACAACGCGAACTTTCCGGATCGCCAGAACTACGGCTTCCAGACGAATACGCAGTGGGGCGACAAGCAGATGGCCGTTGCCGCCAAGGCGCGTATCGACTACGCGTCGCGTCAGCAAATCGCCTCGGCACTCGTGCTGCGCAAGAAGGAAAACCAGATCTTCCTGTTCGGCGTGGCCGGCCTGCAGAACTACGGCGCGATGAATGATCCGTCGTTGCCTGCTGCCATCACGCCGACGACTGGCGTGGGCGGTGTGACGTGGGCATTGAAGACCGCCGACGAGATCTACAACGATTTCGTGAAGATCACGAACCAGGCGATCGCGCAGGGCAACGGCCTGATCAACGTGAAGACCAAGTTCAAGATGGGCATGCCGCCCCTCTCCGAAGGTCAGCTCACGAAGCAAAACACCTACGGTCAGGTGTTGAGCGACCGGATCAAGCTGGCATGGCCGAATATGGAGATCGTCACGATCCCCGAGTTCGCGACCACCGGCGGCAACCTGATCCAGCTGATCGCGCAGGACGTCGAAGGTCAGCCGACCGGCGAACTGGCTTACGCCGAGCGCATGCGTGCTCACGGCGTGGTGCGCCACTCGTCGTCGTTCTCCGAGAAGAAATCGGGCCATGCATGGGGCGCAGTGATCTATTACCCCGCGTTCGTCGTTCAAATGCTGGGAGTCTAAGATGGTCGAAACCAATCCAAACCCGAACGCGCCGGCAGTCGCGGCTCAGAAGAAGGCAACCGGCACGTTCACCGTGTACTGCAAGTTGCCGCACGGTATCGTTTACGACCTGCGCAACGGCAAAAAGGTGAAGCTCGTTGGCATGTACGGCACCGCGCGCTCGCCGCTGCAAGTGAGCGGCTTGGCCGGTCGCGACAGCGTTGCAGGCTTCGGCGTGACGCGCGAAGTAAGCGCGGCGGCGTGGGAAGAGATCGTAGAAGACCACGGCCTTTCCGCTGCGCACGAAAACGGCCTGATCTTCGCGAAGAGCGACGAGAAGTCCGGCGCGGCCGCCGCTGCCGAGCGCCAGAAGGAAAAGACGGGCTTCGAGCCGTACGATCCGAACGCGCATCCGGAAGACAAGACCGTCGACGGCACCCGCAAGGCTGAGTAATGAGCGACGTCCCCGGCATCGTCGTGTTCGACCCTGCAGCGTTTATCGCGCTGTATCCGGCGTTCACGGCGGTGCCGGCGGGCACGCTCGGTCTGTATTTCACGATGGCTGAGTCGTTCCTCGACAACACGCCCGCATCAATCGTCCAAGACTTGGACAAACGCACCACCCTTCTCTACCTGATCACCGCGCACATCGCGTTCCTCTTTGGTCGTGCAGGCAGCGGCGACGGTTCGAGCGCGGCCATCGTCGGGCAAATGACGTCCGCCGGCGAAGGTTCGGTGAACATCGCGTTCGCAGCCTCGGCCAGCCGGAGCGCAGCCTTCTGGATGCAATCCATGTACGGCGCCATGTACTGGCAAATGATCTTGCCGTTCCGCTCATTCCACTACTTTCCGGCGCCGTGCTATGTGCGCGGTTAAGGTAGTCGGCGGCGCGAAGCTTGACGCCGCTCTCGCGCGATACCTAGACGGTGCGACCAAGACAATGCGTGCCGGGATCCTAGAAGGCTCGCGCTATCCGGACGGCATGCCTACCGCGATGGTCGCCTTCTGGAATGAGTACGGCACAACCCGTACCGTGAACGGCCACACCATCGTCACGCCGCCGCGCCCTTTCATGCGGTCCACAGCCGCCGCGAAGGCTGAGCGCTGGGCCAAGATCGTCGGCGTCACCTTGCAGCGCAACGGTGGCAACTTCGAAGAGGCGCTCAAGCTCGCCGGCGAAGCGGCCATGACCGACATCAAGCAGACGATCGGCACGTTCTCGACGCCGCCCAATGCGGCATCGACCATCGCCAAGAAAGGCCACGACCAGCCGCTGAGGGATACGAAGCAGATGTTGAACTCAGTTGCTTATGACCTCGTCGACGGACCAGTGAGCGAAGAATGAATATCCGAGGCATAGCGAACGCTGCGATCAGCGTAGTCAATTCGAATACCGCCGCGACGCTCAAACAAAGCGCCGGCTACACGACTTCCGCCAGCGGCAAACGCACACCTACCTACACCAGCACGCCAGTCGTGGTTCAGGTGCAAGCCCTCTCCTCGCCGCAGATCGCGCACCTCGATGGCCTGAACATTCAGGGCACCTTGCGCAACGCACGGCTCGACGGCGACTGGCGCGGCGCATACCGTCCCGGCGACCAAGGCGGCGACCTGTTCGTCTTTGGCACCTCGGCCGATGTGCGCGCCGACCTGCGCGGAACCACCTGGTTGGTCGTGCAAGTCATGGAGACGTGGGCCACCTGGTGCTCTCTTGCTATCCAGCTTCAGAAGGATTCGACGCCGTGACCACCACCATCAGCATCACCGAAGACAATGTCCTAGCCGCCTTGCGCGGCTTTTTGCTTGGTATCGTGCCAGCCGGCGTTGAGGTCGTGAACAGCCAGGACAACCGCGTGTCCGAGCCCGAGGGCGATGACTTCCTGACGATGACCGTGCTGTATCAGAGCCGGTTGTCGACAAACTCGTCCACCTACACCGATCCCGGCACGAATCCGGGCACGCGCAATTATCAGCAGTCGAAGAAAATCACGATCCAGATTGATATTCATGGTCCGGCTTCAGCCGATACGACTGCGATGATATCTACGCTGTTTAACGATCAATATGCGTGCGATGTGTTTGCCACATCTGGATTTGATATTCAGCCGTTATATTGCGATGACGGAAAGCAAATGCCGTTCATTAATGGTGAAAACCAATTTGAGCAGCGTTGGATAATAGAAGCGGTATTACAATACAGTCCGATCACGGCTGTTCCCCAAGATTTTGCCGACGCGCTGAACGTCAATATAATCAGCGTCGACGCGACGTATCCCCTGTAAGGCCTTGCGGCCCATTCGGAGCTTAAAGCATGTCGATCCCCGCCTCCCTAATTGCGAGCGCAATCCCGAGCGTTATTAGCGCTGGTGGGTCTGCTCTCGATCTCGTCGGCATTATGTTGACTAATAGCACGCGTCCGCCAATCGGAACTGTTCCGCGATTCCCGACTGCTCTCGCCGTTTCAAACTATTTCGGCCCGGCTTCAAATGAAGCTGCATTGGCGGCGGTTTATTTCAACGGTTTTAAAAACTCGACGAAGAAACCCGGTCAACTCGGCTTTTATCAATATCCGACTGCGACGGTCAGCGCCTATTTGCGCGGTGGTTCACTCGCTTCGATGACGCTCGCGCAGCTGCAGGCGCTCACCGGCATCTTGACCCTGACGGTCGACGGCGTCGTGAAGGCCTCGACGGCGATTACGCTCACCAGCGCCAGCAGCTTTTCGGCAGCGGCCGCGTTGATCTCCGCGGCATTCACGTCCGGCCCGGTCGTTGCCTTCGACAGCCAGTCCAATGGGTTCACCTTCACGAGCGCGACAACCGGCGCCACGTCGACGATCAGCTTTGCAACTGGCTCACTTGCCGCCGGCCTGTTGCTCACGCAGGCAACCGGCGCCGTGACCTCGCAAGGCTCCATCGCGGCAACGCCGGCGACGGCGATGGCTGCGGTCGTGAAAGCGACCACGAACTGGTGCTCGTTCATGACCACGTTCGACCCGGACAACGGCGCAGGCAACACGCTGAAGATGGCTTTCGCCGCCTGGACCGTGGCACAAGGCAACCGTTACCTTTATGCCGCGTGGGATACCGACGCAAGTCCGACAAACGTTGTTCCCGCTACGACATCACTCGGATATCTTGTCGACCAAAGCGCGATGTCAGGTGTTGCGCCAATCTGGGGGCCGGCGAACAAGGCCGCATTCCTGATGGGTTACGTGGCCTCGCTCGACTTCGGCGCAACCAACGGCCGCGCGACTGCCGCCTTCCGCTCGCAGGATGGTTTGAGCGCTGACGTTACCGACGGCACGGTCTACTCGAACTTGATCGCCAACGGCTACAACTGCTACGGCGACTTCGCGACCGCGAATCAAGACTTCCTATTCCTTTCAAATGGCCAGATCGCCGGCCAGTACGACTGGATCGATTCCTACGTGAATCAGATCTGGTTGAACAACCAGTTCCAGCTCGCGATGGTCGTGGGTCTCACGAGTGTGAACTCGATTCCGTACAACCTCGACGGCGACATCCTGATCGAAGGCTTCTTGACTGACCCAATCAACGACTTCCAGAACTTTGGCGGCCAACGCGCTGGCGTTGCGCTGTCAGCTGCGCAAGCGGCCGAAGTGAACGCGGCTGCGGGCGTTGCCATCGATGTGACACTCTCGACGCGCGGGTGGTATCTGCAGGTGCTCGCGGCAACCGCGCAGGTGCGCGGCCAGCGCGGTTCCCCGCCGATCAACTATTGGTACATGGACGGTCAGTCGGTCCAGGTGCTTTCAATGGCTTCCATCCTGGTCCAATAAAGGCGAACGAACATGGACATCACATCAAGCAATTCCGTGGTCATGTTGTCGATCACGAACCTTTTCCCGGTGCCACAAAAGCTAGTGAAGTTCGGCGCCGATGCAATGTTCGCGACCGACGATATCGAGCCGGCTGAAACCGGCAAGGGTGTCGACGGCAACATGTTTGCGGGCTACGTGCCCTACAACACGCCGCAGACGTTCACGATCATGCCGGACTCGCCTTCCCTCACGCTGTTTGAGACATGGCTTGCGACCATGAAGGCGAACAAGAGCATTCTGTCCGCCAACGCCACGATCGCGATTCCGTCGATTGGCAAGAAGTACACGTTGACGAACGGCGTGCTTGGGCGCATCCGCTCGATCCCGACCGCCAACAAGGTGCTGGCGGCCATGGAATACCAGATCATCTGGGACAACATCGATCCGGCGGCATTCTGACATGAGAAACACGCGCATCTATACCGTGCCGGCTGCAGGCCGCGACAAAGGCAAGCGGTTCCTCATCACCGAGATGCCGGCGTCGGTCAGCGAGGATTGGGCCGCGCGCCTGATCTTCGCGATGATGAATTCGGGCACCGACATCCCGGACGAGGTCGCGGGCGCGGGCCTCGCTGGGCTCGCTGCCATGAACATCGGAACGCTGATCAAAGCCATCTCGCGCGTGCCGTACACGATGGCCAAGCCGCTGCTCGACGAGATGATGGAGTGCATTCAGGTGATGCCTGATCCGACAAACGCGAACGTCGTGCGCCCGCTGATCGAAGACGACATCGAAGAAGTCGCCACGCGCCTGCTGCTGCGCAAGGAAGTCTTCAGCGTTCACCTCGATCATTTCATGAGCGCCGCCCGATCCAAGGCCTCCGAGGCGGCGGCTACCACCCCGGCCTGATTGATTATCCCAATGTGCCTCGAACGGTCGGAACAGTCGTATCTCGTGGTCTGGCAAAGCTGCACGAGATGCAGACGATCTACGGGGCGCGAGACCTGCATGACCTGCTCGAGCTGATCATCGTCGATAGTCACAACGAGCAGGTCCTCAACCCACCGAGGAAGTGATTGTGGCTACTGTGATCGATGCGCTGGTTGTTACGCTTGGCCTGGACCCTGCGCAGTACAAACGCGGTCAGGCCGACGCCAAGAAGTCGATCAAGGCCACGTCCGACGAGGCTGCGCACGCCGCCAAAGAGATGGAGGCGCGCGGCCAGCAAGCCGCCCTCTTCTTCACCAAGATCCGCAACGAAGCCCTTGCCCTGCTGGCCGTCTTCACCGCCGGTATGGGCCTGAAGAACTTCACCGAACACACCATTCTTTCGACGGCCGCGCTCGGGCGCATGTCCGAGAACCTCGGCATGAGCGCGAAGGATCTCGCCGAGTGGCAGCTCGCAGCCAAGAACGCCGGCGGCACGGCCGAAGGGATCACCGCGGCGCTGCTCGACTCGCAGAAGGAAGTCGCAAAGTTCAAGCTCACCGGCGTGACCGAGGGCATCAACAAATTCCTCCAATACGGCGGGAAAGCCTCGGATCTGAAGGATGGCAACACCTACCTGCTCGCCCGCGCGCGGATCATCTCGAACCTCGCGAAGGCCGATCCCGGCCGCGCACAGCTCGTCGCCTCACAAATGGGCATCACGCCGGCCGAGTTCAATTTCCTGAAGCAAGGTCCCGAGGCCATCGAAGCGGCCCGCCGTGCTCAAGCAGGACTCGCCGACGAACTCGCTCGAGCGTCAGCGCCAGCCGAAAAGCTGCGCAAGGAATTCGACCTCTTGGAAAACAAGTTCACGAGTGTCGGTGTAAATGTCTTGGTCGCCCTGATGCCCGCGTTCGAGACCGTGATGGGATACCTCACTCGGCTCGCCGACTGGATCGTCGCCCACAAGGAAGACATCGCCAAGTGGGTCGACGACACGATCAAGAAGATTCAGAAGAACGCGCCGCTCGTGAAAGCGTGGGTCGATAGCGTCGTCGGCGACCTCGAACGCATCGCTCCGGTTGCTGAAAAGATCCTGAACGTGATCGGCAACATCATGGGCATCTTTATGAAGCTCGCCGGCCTTGATCCCGTCGATTGGAAGGCCAAGCTCGGCGATCCGAACGCATCCAAGGGACCGACGCCCGCAGAAAAGACGACCAGCTGGATCGACGACAAAGTATCAGCCGCCGAAGCTTGGGTGAACAGCAAGACCAACAAGGCAGAGCAGGAACGCGCGAAGGCGGCGCTCGCTTACTTTCAATCGCAGGGTTGGTCGCGTGAGAATGCCGCCGGCATCGTGGGAAGCCTTATGCAAGAAAGCAACGTCGATCCGACGAAAGTTAATCCCGTGTCCGGTGCCTACGGAATTTCTCAGCTTTTGGACAAGAGCCGTATCAAGGCTTTCGAGGCCTTTACCGGAAAGAACCTCAGGGATTCAACGTTCGACGATCAATTGCGCTATATGCAATACGACCTCACGCACGGCGAATACAAGAAGGCTGGTGATGCTATTCGAGCATCAAAAAGCGCAGCTGAAGCAGCAGCAATCCATTCAAGCGAATATGAACGTCCGGGCAAATCAGAAGCTCGGGTTGCGCAGCGCCAAGCCAATGCGATGCAGCTTTTGAAGGACACGGCTGGCGGCGCGGTCATTGATCCGAAGATCGTCGAGATCCCGGCGGATGCGCGGACTTACGCTGCACGCGCAGCTACCGCCTACCCGATCGGCGCTCGCGCGATCGCGCCCAGCATGACCGACAACTCGTCGGTATCGCACTCCTCTGCCGAGACGCACGTCAACGGGCCCGTGAATATCTACACGCAAGCGACCGACGCCAAGGGCATCGCGAGCGCGTTCGGCGCCGAGGTGAAGAAATTCAACTTCACCGTCTCCCAAGAAAATAACGGGCTGGGTTGATCATGCCAATGCCGAATCTTCCGGTACCGCAGTTCCCGAACGTGCCTGATGTGCCTGGTGTCCCTGCGCTTATCCGGACAGTGGGTGCGCCCGTGCTCGCCTCGGTCAACGCCGCGCTGATTTCGGTGGGCCTCGGGCAATTCGCCTTGGGCCTGAGCCAGCCGGTCTGGGGCATCTTCGATGCGAACAACGATCCGATCGCGGTTTCGGATTCAGTTGGTGCGCTCGAATTTGGCAGCGATTCCCATATCTCCAATGCACCGATGGAGCAAGGCGCTTTCCAGTCATATAACAAGGTTCAGCTGCCTTTCGAAGCGCGCGTACGACTGCATTGCGGCGGCGCAATCGAGAAGCGCCAGGCGTTCTTGCAAGCGATTGAACTCGCTTCGAAGTCCACCGACCTCTACAGCATCGTGACGCCCGAGGCGTCGTACTTTCAGGCGAACGTCGCCGGCTATCGCTATCGACGCGAGACAAAGAACGGTGCGACGCTGCTGACCGTAGAGATTGGGCTTACTCAGATCCGCGAGGCCACTGCCGCACAGTTCGGCAACACGGGCGCGGCCGCTGACGTCCAGAACCCCGCCTCGGCCTCGCCGGTCAGTCTCGGCCAGGTGCAGGCCGTGGAGACCACGCCGGTCGAACAGATCGCCATCACGAGCACGCCGATCCAATGAAAACCATTCCGATCTCGGCGACGCCCTCACAGAAGCTGAGCAGCGTGCTCGGCGGCCAGAACTGTCAACTGAAGGTCTACCAGAAGACCACGGGGCTCTACGTCGACGTGTATGTGAACAACGCACCGATCGTTCAAGGTGCGATCGCGCGGGACCGCGTGCGGATCGTCAGGCACGCGTATCTCGGTTTCGTGGGCGATCTGGCGTTCGTGGATACACAAGGCACGTCCGACCCGATAAGCACGGGCCTCGGCTCGCGTTACTCGCTGATCTACCTTGAAGCGAGCGATCTATGAGCTTCACGAAGAAACGTATCGATGTGACGCTCTCGCTTGGTCTCGGCGAGTTCGGCGACACGGGTGCAAACACCGTGACACTCGCGGGCCTGCGTGTGCAGGCCTCGGTCGTTGTGCCAGGTGGTGACGCAATGGCGGCCGCTCAGGTGCGGATCTTCGGCCTGCCGCTCGACATGATCAACCAGCTCACAGCCGTGGGCCCGATCAACTCGACGGTGCGCCTGCAGAACTCGATGCTCGTTGCCGCCGGCGACAACGAGACCGGGCTCAAGACCATCTTCTCCGGGACGATTGACCAGGCGTGGGGCGAGTTTCAAGGCGTGCCGGATGTGCCGCTCAATGTTATCGGCGCGGGCGGCTTGGCGGCGCTGGTCAAGCCCGTGGGCGCGCTGAGCTTTCAGGGTGCCACCGACGTCGCCACGATCATGCAGGGGCTTGCGACAACCATGGGCTTGACCTTCGAGAACAACAGCGTGACCGTGCAGCTCTCGAACCCCTACTTCCCGGGTACCGCGCTGATGCAATGCCGCGCCTGCGCGCGCGCCGCTGACATTAACTTCGCAATTGACCGCGGTGTGCTCGCAATCTGGCCGAAAACAGGCGCGCGCGGCGGCGACATTCCGCTGATCTCGGTTGACACCGACATGATCGGCTACCCGACCTTTTCAAGTAATGGCCTCGGGCTCACCACGCTCTTCAATCCGGACATCAAACCGGGCGGTTACGTACAGGTGCAAAGCACGCTGAAAGTCGCGTGCGGGAAGTGGTACATCCCGTCCGTTGCGCACTCGCTTGAGAGCGAGACGCCGGGCGGCAACTGGTTCACTGAAATCCTTGGACAGCCGCCCTATGACCAATAGCTCTTTCGGCTACAAGGGCGCGCAACGGCAAACGTCGGGCACGTCCGACTACAACGCGCAATCGTTCCTGATCCGCCAGATCCTCGGCAGCGCCAGCCACGCGACGCTTGTACAGATCGTCGCGGTCACGAACGCCGGCGGCGTTTCACCGGTGGGCTACGTCAACGTGCAACCGCTCGTGAACCAGCTCGACGGCGACGATAACGCCGTGCCACACGGTGTGGTGAACAACATTCCATATTTCCGGCTTCAGGGTGGCACCAACGCCGTGATCCTCGACCCGCAGGTCGGCGACATCGGCATCTGCCTGTTCGCTGATCGCGACATTTCGTCGG